GCCTGAAATGATTAAAAGAATTAAGATAACCCAATTTAAAAAAGGTAACGCTCCGCATAATACCAAATACGATGGAGCAGAACGGATTTGCAAAGATGGATATATTGAAATCAGAATCCGTAAAGGAAAGTACGTTCATAAACATCGGCACGAATGGGAGAAGGTAAATGGACTTATCCCGGAAGGTTTAATTCTGGTATGCAGAACTGAAAATAAACTTAATAGTCATCCTGATAACTGGGAACTAATTACAAGGGTAGAAAACATGAATCGTAATTCTGGGCCTTTAAAATTAAGCGATACAATGGTTGCAACTTATTTAGCTGCATCTTCTCGCAAAGTTGACAAAGGCTTAAAAAATGAAATACTTGAAAATCATCCTGAACTAATAAACACTAAAAGAACTCATTTAAAACTTAACCGAAAAATTAAAGAATATGGCACGAAATAAAATTACTGATTTGAATGATCATTTATTCGCTCAACTAGAAAGATTGAATGATGAAACCCTGAAAGCTGATAAAATGGAAATAGAATTTCAGAAGGCTAAAGCCATTAGTGGAGTGGCGGCACAAATTATAAAAGCTAATAAATTAACTTTGGATGCTATGCGAATTTTAAAAGATGGATCAGTAGGCCCTAATGACATACCTGAAACTTTTGGATTAAAACAATTAAAAGCAGTATCGTAATGCCACCAAAACTAATTAAAACCAACGGCCTTGGGGATGCAATTGAACATCCTAAAATTCAAACCTACAAAGCAAAGCCAAAGCCGTACAAAGAACCTGATTTCTTGCGAAATTACAGATTAGCAAGGGAAAGGTTCTTTTGGAAAAAATACCCAGAGCAAAGGGCGGATATTGAGGAAAAAGTAAAATTAATGCAGAAAGAATGGCAAACGCAGGACAAAAGAAAATAGACCACACCAACCCCCTAAGCCAATACAAATCCCACAAGGCATACAAGCCAAAGATTCAGCATGAATGGGCGGCCCAACTTGCTCTGTGCAAGTGGCTAAAGCTGCAACATCCTGATATTCGATTCCGATCAGATATTCAGTCAGCCGGGAAACTATCGCCACAGATGCAAAACATTAAACTGATCATTGATCCCTGGAGAGCGTGGCCGGATATTCAAATTTATCACAGATGCGGCGATTATTGCGGATTAATGATTGAAATGAAATGCATAGATTCCGGAACGTTTTTGAAGGATGGCAGTTTATCAACCCAAAAGCACGTGCAAGAACAAGCAGAGATGCATAAGTTTCTTAGAGGGTTAGGCTGGTCAGTTTGCTTTGCGGAAGGGTTTGAGCAAGCTAAAAGAAAGTTTGAAGAGTACATTAATTATTAGTAAATTTACCTTAGCTACAACGTCATGAAAATATTTAAAATTTCCCTCCTGTTCCTTTTACCTGTCATTCGATGGGGGCGTTGTAGCGACTTCTTTGGTTCAGGAGGGTTCTTTTAATTATGGATATTTCGCTATTTAATTCGCTGCCCGAAAAAGGCAAACCCCATATTTCAGATGCTAAAATATCTATTTTAGAATTTCTTCATTACGTTAAGTCTGGCAAGTATAAATTCCAGATTGAACGTATAAGAACTGAGCAGGATAAAACAAATCGGGATGCGCTAAAAAAGCAATTACCAGCCGTTACAATTTCTGGAATATTTACTGAACGAAAAGCAGAATTGTTAATTTCTCATTCCGGGTTCATTCAGATTGATATTGATCATTTTTCCGATAAATCTGCATTGATCACGGATCCTTATACCTACTCTTTATTTAAGTCCGCATCCGGAGGTGGACTTGCCATAGTAGTTAAGATAAATTCCGAAAAGCATAAAGAATCTTTTAACTGGTTGCGCAACTATTACTTTCAGCACTTTGGTATTGTAATTGATTCCGCACCGCAAAACGTGGCATCGCTTAGATTTGTTTCATACGATCCGGAACTCATAACAAATGAGAGGTCAAAGATTGCGCGTACGCTTACAGAAAAAAAGTATGTAAGCAAATCATTGCCTATTGTAGTGGATGGCTCACAAGTCGCTGAAATGGTGCAGGAGTGTGTAAACTTGGGCCATAACCTTGCACCAGATTACGATTCATATTTAAAATTAGGATTTGCACTTGCGCAAGGATTCCAAGAACAAGGCAGAGAATATTTTCACTCGCTTTGCTCAGTATCTGAAAAATACGATTCGCGCCATGCAGATAAGCAATTTACTATCTGTCTAAAAGGTAAAAATTCTGGTATAACTGCCGGTACTTTCTACTGGATGCTTAAGCAAGTTGGGATACATGCTCCGGAAAGTCAAAAGAAAGCCGTACAAGTGGCAACACTTGGCAAACGTGCCGGGCAAACTAAGGAAGAAGTAAAAAAGCAGATTGAGCAAATTACGGGAGTTGATGAAAAACAAGCTGATAAATTAGTTAGCGAAGTTTTTAACCGGGATGACATTTCGATAAAATCCGCATCGGGAGATCCCGATCATTTAATACAAGCATTAACGCAATGGATGAAACAAAATCATCCGATGAAAGTAAATTCCATCACGCGCATAATTGAGGAGAAAAATAACGAGGTCAGGCGCGAAAGAATAAATTCTATTTACCTACGTGCAAGAATGTTTTTTAATACAAAGGATATTACAAAGGATTTAGTTGAATCTTATATTTTTAGCGATTTTATTATCGAATACAATCCAATAACGGAATACATTGATAAAAATTTGCACCGAAAATCAGTAGGAAATATTACAGACTTGGCAAAGTGCATCCGATCTAATACAGAAATGAAGGAAATATTTGTTCGCAAATGGTTAATTTCTTTAATCGCTGCATACAAAGGCGCACCTGTTCGCTCTGTTTTATCCTTAGTTGGTGGACAAAATTCTGGTAAAACCGAATGGTTTAGAAGGTTGCTTCCTAATGAACTAAAAAAATACTACGCAGAAAGTAAACTTGATGCGGGAAAAGATGATGATATTCTTATGTGCCAAAAGCTAATCGTAATGGATGATGAAATGGGAGGTAAATCTAAGCAAGATGAGAAACGATTTAAGGAACTAACATCAAAATCTATCTTTTCATTACGCGCACCTTATGCCAGATCAAACGAAGATTTTAAACGATTGGCCGTTCTTTGCGGAACTTCAAATGATCCTGAAATTATAAACGATCCCACCGGGAATACCAGGATCCTTCCTGTCGACGTGCTTAGCATAGATCACGAGTTATACAATTCGATTGATAAAGATGAACTGTTTATGGAGGCTTTCAGAGCCTATGAATCAGGTGAGGAATGGCAATTATCAAAAGATGAACTTGCGCTTCTTGATGGGGTTGGAAAGGACTTTCAGAGCATAGCTTTTGAACGCGAATTAATTCTAAAATTCTTTAAATCTTCTGATCATGGTGGGTATACTGAATGGATGACCGCTACAGAAATTAAAGACTTTATTGAAGCAAATACTAAACAAAAAATACATTCAATAAGAAAATTCGGAATGGAATTAACTAAACTTTTTGGAAAATCTAAGTCAAAATCAATAAATGGGGTAATTCTTAATAGGTACGAGCTTATCCGGTTAAACTCGCAAAGTATTGAAAGTCAGGATTTTGAGTTCTAACCTTAATAGGTTAATAGGTTAATAGGTAAAAGTCAGTTAGTTTATTTCTACAACATAGCAACAAAAAAATACATCATACATTTATACAGAAACATTAATTATATAAATATATCCTATTAACCTATTAAGATTATATAAATATGTACTTTAAGCTATCAACAACACAGAAAAATCTTAATAGGATAATAAATTTTATCCTATTAACTATCCTATTAACCTATTAAGATGGAAACAGACGAAAACCTATCTCGCGCTTGGCAAATTATTGATAGACTTCAACCGGGAGATATTTACGAACTTACTAAGGTTAGTGAGGAACGCCGCGCCCTATTCATCCGCTGCATCAAACAACGGATAGATACTTTGAATGATTGTGAATTTAATAATGATTACACCAAAATTAGAAAACTATGAAAACACCAATTACACCAGAAGCATTAATTGAGATGGGATTTGTAGATACATCTTATCCAGAAGATAGAGTATTTAATGATTACACTTACACCGATGAAAAGTTTAGTATTAATTTCTACGTAAATAATATCCTTGAAATTAAATTTTGCGATGAATGGATTACAACAAACGCCAAAACAATGGAGGATATTCAGGACTTGATAAGGTTGTTTAAATGATCCATTTACAAAAATTAGGAAGTTATCAGATTTTTGTAACTTTGATTTGAATAATCAAAATATTTCAAAATGGAAAACAGAGGCGGATCTAGAGAAAATGCAGGTAGAAAACGTAAATCTGATGAATTAGAATTAATCGCAAGATTATCACCAATGGATGATAAAGCGTTAAAATTGTTAGATGATAAACTGGATGAGGGCGATATGTCAGCTCTTAAAATGTTTATGGAATACAGATGGAGCAAACCTAACCAAAAGGTTTCGGTAGATGGCGATTTATTGTTAAACATACCTGCTCCAGTTATTTACAATACTGCTCCGCCATTAGCCAATAATGAAAATGAGATAGAAGATGTTTAAATGCTCACCTGTCTTTTATAAAAATTATAATTACAAGGAAAAGGTTTTAATAAATCAAGGCGGCACATCTTCCAGCAAGACCTACTCTATCATGCAACTGCTATTCTATAAAGCAGTAACCGAGCAGAGGTCAGTCATCACAGTTGCCGGTGAATCATTGCCAAACTTGCGCAAGGGTGCATACCGGGATGCAGAGAATATCTTTGCAGATAACAAATATTTACAATCCCAGTTAAAATTCTGGAATAGAACCGAAAGAATTATCTATTTTAAGAATGGCTCATTGATTGAGTTTGTTTCTTTTGAAAATGAGCAGTCCGCTAAGAATGGTAAGCGTGACTATCTTTTCGTAAATGAGGCTAACGGTATAAGCTATCAAATCTACTGGCAGTTAGCTATTAGGACAAAGAATCAAATCTACATAGACTACAACCCGACTAATGAGTTTTGGGCGCATACTAAGCTAATCGGTCAGCCAGATACTAAGCTAATTATCTCAGATCACAGGCATAATCCATTCCTATCAGATCAAGATCATGATAGAATCGAAGCGATAAAAGACTTGGACTTAGAACTATGGCGAGTATATGCCAGAGGTTTGACAGGTAAGATTGAGGGCGTTATCTTTAGGAACTGGGCCATTTGTGAACGGATCCCAGAGGATGCGGATTTGATTGCATTTGCAATTGACTTTGGTTTTACGAATGATCCGACTGGCATAATAGAGGTTTACAAGTCAGGCGGCGAGTTATGGGTTAATGAGATGTGTTATGAGACTAGGCTAACTAACATGGATATTTGTCGTAAGCTGCGAGAATTTGGAGTTACAGAGGATCAGGAAATCATTGCTGACTCAGCAGAGCCTAAATCAATACAGGAAATATATGCAGAGGGTTTTAACATTCACGGTGCAATGAAAGGACCAGACTCGATCAAGCAAGGCATTGACATCCTTAAAAGATATAAAATAAATATTACCGCAAATAGCCATAACTTTAAAAAGGAATTATATTCATATATTTGGAAAAAAGATAAGACAGGCAGGATGCTTAATGAGCCTATTGATGCTTTTAACCACCTGATAGATCCGTTGCGTTACGTGGCTTTAAATAAGTTAGCATCTAAAATTAAACAAGAATATTCATTTGATTGGAATTAACATGGGCGTATTTTCTAAGATATTCAAAGCTGATATAGAAAAGGCAGCTACTACTCAGTTACAGGCGTTAATGCCAGGACTTCAACAACAGATAACCGCGAACCTTTATAACCAAAATGTTTTTGGCTGGATTGGCAATAATCAGGTAATAGTTGATTTTGAAGACAAGGTAAAGTTTGTAGACGAAGGATTTAAGAAAAACGCCGACATATATACTTGCATTGATATTATATCTAAGAAGATAGCTGAATGCGCTTATTGCCTATACGAAGTTAAAGAGGGCGTAACTAAAAAGGATCTAAAGGTTTTTCAGAATATGTCAATGGCAGAGGGCGCAACCGCTAAGATGCGGACTTTGCAACTTAAAGAGCAGATGTTTAATCAAGTAGAAAACAATCCTATTTTGGACTTATTAGCAAAGCCTAATCCTCAGCAAACGTATGAGGAGTGGATGACTGATCTAGCAGGGTTCTTCTTATGTACAGGCGATGGATATATCTTTGGAAATGGTAAGGATCCTGCAATGACCGAAAAACAAATATGGTCTCAGTTGTATTCTTTGCCTAGTCAGTTTATTGAGATTATCTCTGGCGGAATGTTTGAGCCAATTAAAGGTTATCAAATGCGATCGGTTTATATGACCGAAGTTCCTATACCAGCTCACCAAGTTGTTCATTTCAAATCCTTTAATCCTGACTTTACTTTGACCGGTGCGCAACTATATGGACAATCACCAATCAAAGCTATTTACAGAAACGTACTAAAAGAGAATGAGGGTGATAACGAATTGCTAAAGCAGATCAGAAATGGTGGCGCTTATGGTTTTATCTCACCAGATGGCCCGGGTGCAAGTTTGACTAAAGACCAAATGAATGTGCTGAAAGAAAAGTTTGTAGAAGCAAAGCGCGGCGAAACTTTAATGGATCGTATATTTCCAAGTTCAGGGCCTTTGAAATGGACACAGATAGGAATGCCATCAACTGATTTGCAGTTAATCGAATCGCTAAACATAGACACTAAAAAGATATATGCAGCGTTTCACGTGCCTATTCAGTTCTCAG